GTTGGTAACGAGTACAAGCCATTTCACCCCAGCGCATCGCACGTCCGGCCAGAGTGGCGCGACGGCTGGAATGCGTGTTTTGTGGCTGCTATCAAGGCTCAGGGAGGTAAGCAATGAACAGCCGTGAAGCATTTGAGGCGCATATCAAGAGCATGATCGAATCCGAAGCGGGGGAAGCGCAGGCGCTTGCCAGAGGCCCGGACGATGACTACACGACCGCATGGGTGTGCCTTCAATGGTGGGGCTGGCAAGCCGCCATACAGCACGCCAGCGATGTAGCTACCGCGAAGTGCGCAGAAATCAGCGAGCGCGAACACCGCGACTTCAAGGGCCTGAATCCCGACGCCCCACCGGGCAAGCGCGGCAACAGCTATGTCGAGGGCCTGAGCGACGGCGCCGATCTGGCCGGGGACGCCATCAAGGAGGCGCTGAAATGATTTCCCAGGACCGATACCTACCCGCCGACATCAAGGCCCTGCTGGGGAGTCAGCAGTCCAGCATTGGCGCGGGTTCCACGTGGAACGATGCCCAGGATGCCTACAAGGGTGCCGCCAGAAACGACAAAAGCCCCCCAGCCCGAAGGCCAGGGGGAAAACGGCAGCCAGGGGCCACCGGGAGACAGCCTGTAAAGGCTATGGGGTCAGGAACAGAATCCGCTCAGCCGCCCGGCGCCGTGCCAAGCCCTTGCTGACCTTGCCGTCGGCCTTGTTCCATCGCAGCAGCTGGTCGGCCACTTCGCTGCGGTCGTCGCCGCGCACCAGCATGCGAATCAGGGTCGAGCCCTGCGCGTTGCCAGTCCCGACATTGAAGGCCCAACTTACGAGCGCGGCAAACTCGTTGTCCGTCAGGCGCGCACGGCCGCACATGCGCTCGATGCCGCGGGAGAACCTGTCCAGATCCTCCCGCAGCCAGGCGTCACAGGTGACGTCATCAATGGGCGCCCACTGGCTTAGGTCGGCCCACTTTTCCCGGCTCAGCAGTCGCCCAACGCCCTGCGTGGGGTAGCCCACATGGTCGTAATACGGGTAGATCAGGCCGTCGGGCCCGCGCTTGTGCCGGCCCTCGAATGATTCAATCAGCGCACAGCCGGGCGCATTGACCTCACGCGCGCCCGTGGCCACCCGCAGCGGGATGACAGCGGCCGGCGGCGGCAGAAACGGCTCATTGGCCGCAGCCGCCCAGCCGCTCAGCGTGGTGCTGAGCCGAAGCGCCAGGCCCACCCTACCCACCAGCCTTGCTGGTGTTGGTGCTGCCGCCAAACACCGCTTTCATGGTCCTGTGCCCGAAGTAGTAGCCCAGGCACAGCATCAGGACGGCAAAATCGTTGTCTGACCAGATCGCCTGCACGGCCTGCGCATAGTCGCCCATGCGGACCTTGGCCAGTTCGTACTGGCTCCACTTGAAGGCCAGGTAAAAGCCCACCATGCAGGACGTGACGCCGGGCCGGATGATGCCGTTGATGAAGTCCAGCACCGCGAACAGGTAGAACACCGGCAAGATCACCATCTTGGGCCAGTGCGCGGCCGCGTCCAGGATCTGCACGCCGAAGCTCTGCTGCGGCTGGCGCAGGGTCTGCATTTCGGCAATGTCGGCCTGGCTGCTGATTTCCTCCATGCGGTACAGGTGCTGCTTTTCGGCCAGCTGGGCCTGCATCTGCAGGACGGCCAGCTCGTGGGCGTTGTCGGCCTTCTGGCGAAACAGCTTGATGACCTCGGGGATGAACGGGCCCGCGAAGCCCAAGATGGCAGAGAGGATGGCAAGCATCAGATCGCCCTCCCGCACTTCTCGCGCGCGCCCGCAGCGTGCGCTTCGTTCAGCGCCTGCTCCAGCCCGGGGATGTTGAACACCACACAGCCGCCTTCCGCCTTGCACTGTACGGCCTGGCCGGGCTCCAGGTGCATGGCGGCAGGCTCAAGGGCCGGGGGCGCGGTGGTGATCGCGCTGGCCAGGATGATGGACTCGAAGTTCATGACGTACCCCCTGCCCGCTCTTGGAACCGCTTGGCGGCCCAGTCTTCGAGAAGCTGGATGCCCTTGGCGCCCGCATGACCCGACAGACCAACCAGCGCGGCCGTGAGCAGCGGCGCCAGGCCCGCCCATTCGCAAAGCCAGAAGCACAACAGGCCAGCCAGACTACTGGTGACCAGCTCGCCCACCAGGTGGTGGATTGACCACGGCGGCAGCACGCCGCGGCTGACCTTGCCGTACCAGCTGACCAGCCCACCCAGGGTGGCCACGCCCAGGATCAGGCCGTACTGTTTGAGGCTGTAGTCCAGCGGCCCCTTGGCGGCGGCCTGCGCCCAAACGGCCAGCGGCGCGATCAGGTGCAGGCACAGTGCGATGATGATGACGATGCGCATGGGCGGGGCCTTTCAAAGTTTCTGCTCAAGCCGCAGGGGCATGGCGCGTTTGTCGAAGAACGGGTATTCCAGCGGTGTCAGCTCGCGCAGCGTGCCCAGGAAGCCGTAGCGCTGCGACTTGGCGGCGTCGGCCGGGTCTGGCACGTAGAGCACGTCTTCTGTGGTGCCCACCTCGGCCATCATTTCGTCCAGGTGGTCGCCCTCGGCCTGCGTGAGGATGGGGAAGTTGAAGTCCACCGTGCGCGGGCGGCGGCGGGCAGTGCTGTATTTCTGGCCGCCCACGCTCTTGACGCTGCTGCTCAGGTCGGTGCGGCCGTCGCCAAAGCCCTGGTATTCGGCGTTGTGCTCGGGCTGGAAGCCGCCGGCCACGAACAGCTGGCCCAGCTCCACATACCCGTCAGGGTTGGCGGTGTCGTCAATCTCCACCGTGCCGTAGCGGGCGGTGCGCGCGTCAAAAGCAGCGATCAGCGGGTACTGCTCACCCCAGTTGGTGGGCGTGTCGCCGTGGAAGGTCATGGCCAGCGCGTCCTGCCAGCCGCTGTCATAGCCGATGGCTTCGGGGCCGGTCGTTGTGATGGCCTGCAGCTCGGCGTTGGCCAGGCGGGTGGGCCAATAGGTGATGCGGCGGATGTGGCCGTTCAGCGGGCTCGTCGCTCCGTTGATCGCGCCGATGCTCAGTTGCGTGACCGTGGGCACCGCGCCCGACGTGTCTGTACCCACGGCGCCGCCGTTGCTGCACAGCGCGAAGTCGTTGGCCTTGTACGCGCCAGCGACTTTGAATGCGGTGGTGGGCGTGACGGCTGAAGCCGTCAGGTTGGCCTGCGTGGCGCCGTTGTACACCTCAAGCCGCGGCGCGTCGCTGCTTGTGAGAAAGAGCTGCGTGACGTTGCTGCCGCTGCCGTCGTTGAGCGACGCCAGGCCGCGCGTGGCGCCCGTGGCCGCGGCCGTGGCCTCTACATAGAGCGTGCCCTGCGCGGCAGAATGCCAGGCAGTAAATGCCGTGCTGGTCATGCTGACGCTATCAGCCGTGCGCGTTACTGCTGCGCTAGTGGTTGGGATGTAGCTACTTGGGGATAAGCCAGCTTCAAGCTGGGCGCCCCACAAAATCAACTGGTCTCCATCGCTGCCGCCGACGAAGCCCACGCCAATAGAACCTGTGTCCGTTAACGCAGATGCAGCGATAGAAAAAGAAAGCCGCTGCCAGACCGTTGTGACGCTTAATTCCTCACTTTTCAGCGTCGTCACAGTGAGATTCGAAATGACCATTTGCGTAGTCAATGACGTAGCCGCCCGGATGTACACAGAGAAGGTCAACGCTTGCGATGCGTCACCTGAAACAACCTGTCTCAAGAATGCAAATGAACTCGTTTCTGTCGCCCTGGTGTAGGTGTCTGCGTTTGTGCCACCGTCTGGCGATGTAGAGCTTCCAGCGGACACGCTGCCACCCGTCTCTGCGGCGCGATTCCAGGCGGCGGCGTCGAACTGGGCGCTGTAGGTCAACAGGTTCGTCCTCTCCTCTTCGTGGAGCAGTCCGAGCGACTGGCGGAAGTGGATCGCCGTGGCCGCGCTCAGAACCGTGAGCGTCACGTCGCCGGTCGCCGTCACCACCACGAACGTTGGGCCAAGCCATGTCCCAATCGTGCCGCTGTTACTCACCGTGGAACCTGACGCCATGACGGACGCATTGGAGCCGGTAGGACGCAAAAGGTACGTCCCAGCTGGTACGCTGCTGATTGTCTGAGTGGCCGTGCCGCTGGCCAGGTTCACCGGGCTGTAGTCGTACCGGGGGCAGGTGGCCGCCTCGATGTTGCCCTCGGGGCCAACACGGGTGCCGTTGGCGCCGCCGCTGGTGGTCAGCGTCACGGGCTTCATGGATGTGGGGCCAGCAAAGTCCATGTCCATTGCGGCCTCTGTGGTGTGTAGCCGCCACAGAGCGTTGGTGGTCAGGTTGTGGTTCACCAGGGCCAGCGCACGCAGGGTGCAGTTGGCGGCCAGGTCGAAGCGGAATTGCGTTGCGGACGGCCCCTGGGTAGAGCTTCGCGCGACTTTTCCCAATCGCCCATTTTTTAGATTGTCCAGCGGTAGCGCGCTTTCCCACTGCCCGCCGCTCAGCGTGGCGCCGGTTGCCTTGTTGCCATAGGCCAAGAGGATGTTGCTCATTCGGTGTTACCCCCAGACGACAAGGGCGACCTCGTCGGTTTCAAAGTTTTCTTGCATCTCCAGCACCACGAAGGTTTTGCCGGCGTCCAGACCGAAGCGCGCAATCCGCAGCGTGATGCGCGCGCCCGGCGCGAAGTTCACCGGGGCACGGCCACCGGTCCCCATCTCGATCACCTGGCGCGGGACGCGCAGGCTCAGGCGCTGTCGCGGCACTTTGAACAAGGCTAGCAGGCGCTGCGCCTCTGCCGTCGCGTCGGCCGCGTCCACGATCAGCGTGGTGACGGTCAGCTCCAGGGCTTGCGGCCAATCGGTTTTGACCGTGGCATCGGATGCGCTGGCCGTGCGGTATTCCTGCGTGTAGTAGGCAACGTCTGCGGCCGCAGCGCCCGCCAAGTCGTTGGGCGTCATCACCGTCCAGTTTTTGGCGTACTGGACGTTCACCTTCCAAACGGGAAGGCCCCGGTCGGCTTCTGACGGCGGGACCAGCGTCGGGTATGTGCCCTGCACCAGCTCAGCCTCGGTGATCAGGATGGGCGAAAGCAAAGGGGTGAAGAACGGGCTGGCGGGCTCGTACAGCTGGCATGTATTGATGTCGCTTGCGACGTATGTTCCATCCAGCGGTATCCCCTTGCCGATAAACCCGCCAGCGCTTGCCAGTAGTTCGCTCACTGCGGACAACACGGTGCGCGTGTCGTTGATGTAGATACCCACATCGGGAGTCACGTCGTAAATCTGGCCGGCCAAACTGAAGCCAGGCGCGCGCAAGCCAACGACATCCGCACTTAGCGTGGCAATCACATGGTCAAGCTGGGCCACCCCACCGATTGACGCGTCTGCGGGGTTCGTCACGTCGCAGGTCAGCGCGCCCAAGGGCGTGAAGTTGATACGGAACATGCCGCCCGCAGGCCATACGCGGTACTGCCCCGCCGTGGGGTTGTTCGCTTCCATGTCGGCCTGGCTGGTGTAGTCGCCCGCGCCGTCTTGCGTCACCACCGCTCGCTTGTCGTACACCGCCAGCGTGTAGCCCGTCGCAAAGCCGCGCACGCCGTCCAGCTGGTAAATCTTCTTGCTGGTGTTGACCTGCACCGGGGTGACGTTTTTGCAGGTGCCCAGCAGCACCGGCTTGGTCGTTCCGCCGATGTCGTCGGCTGTGCCCTCTACCCCGGCGGGCAGCGCGTTGGTGCCCGCGTATTTCGTCGTCAGCAGTTCAATGTCCAGCGCGTGCAGGGCGTCACGGCACTGGAACGTGATGGTCTTGTCGTCGTAGGTCGGCTGCTCCAGGAACCCGTTGCGCAGCGTGTAGGTGACCTCCAGTGTGTCGGGGTCAACCTCGTACACATAGAAGGGCTGGCCGTCAAACGATTCGGTCAGGATGCTGTCCAGCTCGCCGTCTGCGTTGCTCAGCACGATGGCGCCCGCCGCCACCGGGGCCGCGCCGCGCAGCTTGCCGGGGCCAAACATCGTGCGCTCAATCAGGCCGGGCTGAATAACGCGCCCGTCCACATAGAACGGGTCTGTGGTCCAGGCCCAGTTGGAATTCGAGACGTGGGATCTTGTGGCGTAAAACAGCGGAACCACCGGGCTCACACCGGGCTGCACGTAGTGCAAAAGCACCATGATGATGCGCTCGCTCATGCCTCAACCCCCCGCACCGATGCCAGCAGCGCACGGTCTGCGCTGGCGGCCGTGTTGCTGCGGATGTCTTCCGCTACTGCGATCTGCTTTTGGGCGCCAGTGGCTGATACCGTCGTCAGCCTGGCCACCTCTGAGCGCAGGCCGCGCAGTTCGGCGACCATCTCGGCATAGCCCGCGTCTTGCCCGCGCGCCTGCGATGCCGTCAGCACTCGCTCGCCTTGATGCAATTCCGCCCGGTAGCCGTTGAACGGCACAGACCACAGGCCGTCTGCGTGGCTGCCGTGAATGGCCTGATATTCGGCGCTTCCCTTGATCATTGCTTCGATCTGGGCCGGGCTGTAGTCGTTGTAATAGTCGTAGGCGCTGGACGATTCGGGCGCGCGGCCCAGCAGTTGCTGGTATAGCGATGCCACATTGGCATTGGCTTGCGCCTCTGCCAGTTGCGCCTGAAGCTGCGCTGGGGGCACATAGGTGCCGCCTGCCGTCGTGACGCCGTTGGCAAGGCTCGGGTCCAGGTTGACCACACCGCCCGCCGCCGCCGCGCCCTGCGCAGCCTTGTATGCGGCCAGCATGGCTGCAAAGCCCTGCTGCGTGGTGGCCGTCAGCAGGCCCAGCGCTTGCAGCTGGCCGCGATTGGCGTCCAGGATCATGCGCTGCACGTCCACCGATGCCTTGGCGTGCAGTTCGCTTTGCTCGGTGGCCACCTGCACCGCCGCCAGGTCGCTGAAGTACGCTGAGCTGCTGGCGTTGTAGCTGCGGCTGGCCTCCAGGAATGCTGTCCCCACGGATTCCATGTTCGCCAGGCGCTCTTCGCTGGCCGGGTCCAGGCCCTGCAGCCGCTGGAATGCGGCCTTGGCGGCGTTGTATTGCGCCTCGGGCGACAGCAGCGCCAGCGGGCCGGTGGCCAGCGCCTGGCCGAAGCGGCGCAGGCTGTCGATGTAGCCCGTGGTGCGGTCGATTACACCCTGGATGCTGTTTTGCTCGCGGTCATAGGCGGCCATCAGGTCGTCGCGCGCTGTGTTCAGGCTGGTGCGCAGCTGCTCGGTGGCCTGCTGCTGCACTTCCTTCAGCTTTTGCTCGGCCCAGATGCGTTCCTTGATGGCGCGCAGGCTCGGGTCCATGGCGGCCAGTTCGCGCGCACGGGCGCGGGCCAGGTTTTCGGCGTCGGTGCTGGTGGCCTGCAGGTATTCCTCGTCCAAGGCCTTGCGCTGACCGATCAGGTCGATGGCGCGCTGCATGTCGGCCGTGCTGGCGTCCGCGGCCAGGGCGTTCAGATACTGCTTGTACTCGTCGGCCAGGTCCGAGTCTTTCAGCGCCGCCACGATGGCGCGCGTGGTGGCATCGCCCACGGCCGCGGAAAACTCTGCGTCGCTGCGGCCCACGTTTTCTTCGCCCAGGCGCTCGTACACGTTGCGCCCGCCGCTCATGGTGGCCACACGCAACTGGGTCAGGCTATCGCCTTCGGGGTCCTTCGAATAAAACGCTTCAAAGATCGCCTTGTTCGTGATGCCCAGCTGCGCGGCGATGCCGTTGTACTGCTGCTGGATGGTGCCCGCCAGGTCGGCGCCGCCCTCGGTCTTGGGGCCGCCGCGGTCGCTCTCCAGGAAGCTGGCCAGGGCCAAGCCACCAGCCACCCAAGGCAGCGCCGTGGTCAGGTTTGACATGAGGCCTGCACCAGAGCCGGCAGCCGTGCCGTAGGCACCGTTCGTCGCCAGCAGCGCGTCCAGCCCGCCGCCCGTGGCATTGGCGTACATGCTGCCCACCGTGTTGGCTGTGGACATGCCGCTGAAGTTACCCAGCAGGCCGCCGATGCTGTTCAGGCCCGAGCTGTTGGCAACAGCACCCACAGCGCCCGAGCTGGCCCCGCTGACGTTCGCCGCCACGTTGAAGACCCACTTGCGCACGGTCATCTGGTACAGCAGATCCAGCAGCGTGGCCTTCAGCGTGTCGCGCAGCTTCGTGAAGGCGTCCTGTCCGCCCTCGAAAATGTTGGTGAACGCCTGTTGTGCGGTGCGGTCTACGCTGTTCCAGACGTTCTGGAAGTCGCTGATCTGTTGCTGCAGCGCGGCGCGGTCGCCCACCGCCTTCTTGATATCTTCGGCCAGTTGCTTGTATGCCTCGCTGGTCTTGTCCAGGCCGGTCCGCTCAAGCTCGCGCAGGGCTATTGCCTGCTCGCGCTCCACGTTGGTCATGGTCAGCGCGGCAGTCTCAAACTGAATGGCCTCCAGCTGCGCCTTGGCGTTGGTCTCGTTCTGCTTGGCCTGGTCAAACAGGCGATCACGAGATGCGAATAGTTCGTTAATGGCTTTGGTCTGAGCCTTGGCCTCTTCCTCGTTGCGCTGCGTGATTGCATCGCCCTGACGCATGGCATCCGCGCGGCCCCATGCGATACGAAACTTCTGCTCTTCTTCGCGCAGTTTTTTCAGCTCATCAGTAGCCTTTTTGGCCCCCGCCCCGCTGTCCACGAACGACTTCAGCACGGCGTCAGAAAGACTTTTCGCGCTGCGCTTCGTTTCCTCAGCCTCGCCGCGCGCCGTCTTGCCCGCGCTCATCATGCGCTGTTCCCATCCGTCAAACGCGGCGCGGCGGCGCTCGGCGTCTGCCGTCATGTCGCGCCCGATCTGCGCGGCCTGCGAGAAATTTCCACTGACGAACGCAACCGCCTGCGCGGCCATGCCGCCAATCTCCACGGCAATACCATGGATGACGAAGGCCACGTTGCCGCCGATCACAATCAGCGCGCGCAGTGT